TATAAGAGACAGATATATTATTAGTAGTATTGATAGGCAATCCAAAATAGTCCCAAAGAGAACCTATAAGCAAGTTTTCTGTAGAAGTATGAGAGTAAATAGTAGGGATAACATAATCAGTGTTATCATCAGGATCTTCTTGCTCAAAGCAGAAATTCTGCCAGTGTTCCCAAACGAGGCGATTTGGGACAAAAAAGAAAAACCAATCCAGATAAATGTTATCCATGATAGGCTTAATAGGAGTAGCCAAGCGAGCGAAATAATTAACAGACATACGAGCAGTATCGCCAGGCAAAACCTCGTCAACAAATACAGGTATGAGCTTACCTGAATCAAACGTTGTCTTATAAACATGAGAACGGTCGAATTTAGTCCTTTTCATGTACATTGCAGGAGCATCGCTAAAGCGATGTCCTCGAACTCTTATTTTTTTTCGAGCCAAAATTTCACCTTCTTCGAAGTGTAAACCTAATAATTAACCTAAAGAAAATTATAATTAGGTTTTAGATTATTTTTGCGTCACCTACACCAGTTACATCAAGTAAGTAACTGGTGTAGGTGACGCCTATTTTTGTGTTTCTTCATTATTTTGTTCTAAAGTGTTACTTTTTTCTTGTGTTTGTTTATTACTTACGAACTGTTGTGGTTCGTCAAAGGTATATTTGCTACCATACAGACCTTGTTGTTGGAGATATTCAAGCGTTTCAGGATCATTCAAATGGTTGATGAAATTCATAGGATCGTGACCGAATTTTGCTCGAACGTAAGCGGGCAGGCTGTAGAATTCTTCACGAACTCCAGACACAAGCTCAAGCGCTGTACTGTAGTCGCCGGGAAGCGTTGCATCTCCGAACTGAAGGTAAGCGTATTGCGAACTATCGCCGAGGTCAAGAGTCATGATACCTTTCTGACCGTCTGCATACTTATTTACGATGTAATTGATATCAGTCTCATCTTTCTCGTCCTGAACTGTAAGAGAGGGCATGGTAAACTCAATACCGCAATGGTCATGTTCTTCTACAGGATCGTAAGCTGTCTTAAATTTCATAATTTCACCTCCTTTCGCAGGCGCCTAGACGCGGCGGGCGTAGCGTACAAAAAAAGACGATCTCTTGCGAGACCGTCATTTTTCTGATACGCTCTTTATTAGATTATCATTTAGTAGAGTTATTGTCAACAGTCTGCACATATTCTATGGCGCGACCAACCATGATAGGAATACGGGACTCGTCACAATTCTCAACGTAATAGCGACCATCGCTGTCACCAAGATTGCCAACATAATAAAGAGAAAAGTCTTCAGGATACTTTTTAATAAGCATTTTATCATCGTTAACTATACCTTCAAAAGCTCGCAGAGCGAGCATATCGTTGTGATAAACCTGCGGAGGACTGAACTGTTCAGCCTTGGAATCATAAATAGAATAAAGTCTCAGAGGAAACATCTCCTTTTCTAAATGCAACTAAAAACCTACGAATCATAAGATAAAGCGTAGCTGACATAACAAAATAGTCATTATCAAGACGAATAACCCTACAATCATCAGGTTTAAGACGGTAAGCGGCATATTTACTGCCACGAAAAGAATAGTCAAAAGGAATATTGCGATCACGACAGAATTTTTTAACAGCTTCAAATTCAGTAATAAGCATCACCTCATTTCCGACTTAATAATAACACAGTCATAATACCTTGTCAAGTTTTCTGCCAAGAAAATGCTTATACTTACCTTCCTGAAAACGACAGCGGTCAACCAAACGCTCAAAAGTGTTGTTCTCCAAGTTATGAAGCATCTTCTCAATACGATTATTACGAATATATTCCATCCAGTGAGGATGCGTTTCATCAAATTTTTTGTCGTAATAACGAGGAGGACGCATCTTTTTGCCGTTGATAACAACATAATCATTGGCGTAGCATTCTTCACCATGATCTTCGAGCCATTTAGCACCTATCCCAGGGCGATTGGACGCAACCATGAATTCAGGAATGCGGCCTTTATAGTGAGAAGGAGCATCTTTACCTGTCTGCTTTTTAACTATATAGCGAGCGACATAGGCAGCAGAATCAAAGCTAAACTCACCAATAAGATGCATACCGTATTTCCATACTTTGGCAAAACGAGAAGAAGTATAAGTATTGTAACCGTCTGTACGGAACCGAAGAATTTTGTCGTCAAAATCAATATTAAACAAAATATAATGATAATGGGGACGACCATGAAGTTCACCATATTCACCACAGCCAAGAAAGCGAATACCACTGCCATATTCACGGCGAAGATTCTTCATAAATGTCTGATGAAATTTCTTACTCAAGCTTTTATCACTTGGCAAATGATAATCATCGAAAGTGCAAGTAACGAAATAAGCAGAAGACGAAGAACGGGCTTCGTGAACAGCACGGACAGCCCATTGTCTACTATTTTCGAGACGACAGCCGATACACTGTTTACAAGAACAACGAATAAAACGGCTATCGCTAGCAAGCTCAGGGTAAGAGGCAAGGCTACCGTAAAAACTATAATGCTGTTTTCCATTTTTGGTAATCGCTCCTTCAACTGGGTACATAAGAATAGGATTGTAACAAACCATATTAATCACCTGTACCGATTGTATCAGGATTAAGTCAGAATGTCAAATCCTAAATCCACCTCGTCCTACTCTCTTAAAATTTCTACGGCGAGATTTAGAGGTACGCCGAAAAAGACGGCGAGAACCTCGTTTAGATAAGCGATGTCGCCTCATTTAGAATCCCTCCAAGAACCGAAAAAACGGCCAGTTTTTTTAGAATCATTCTTATCAGCAACTGGTTCAACAAGTTGAGCAACATCGGTTTGAAAATCCGAAGCAACCTTTTTAGCAGTCACGGTATTAGAAGAAGCTTTACCTTTCAGAGCTTCAATTAGGTCTACAACTTCCTGAATAAAAGGAACGACAACACTAACAATAAAAGTAAGAATCATAGTAGTTTTATTAGACATAAAATTTATCTCCTTCCAAAATAGCGACCTCCGAGGAAGCCTATAACATTTTTGACAGTAGAACCAACACCGCTAGCGACAGATCTAGGAGCACCTGTAAGACTTTCGATATTCTTATAGAAATCACGTTCCATACCTGCCATTTCAGTTTGAATACTATCAAAAGCGGCGGCAGAATTAGCACGGTTAGCAGAAGCAATGTTATTTAAAACACCAGAGCTGAGGTAAGAACCCTGAAGCCGAAGGTTTTCAAGCTCCAAATTCATCTTTTCAAGTTCGTAACCAAGGCGCTTTTCATAAGTCTGCTCACGAAGATTCAAATCATTTGCAAGAATACCATTCTGAAGAACTGTTCCATGGGTGCTCTGACGCACAGAATCGGCTTCTGCAACGTTTTTTTCAATTTGAGATACTGCAAGATGCTCGGCATTCTTAGCCTGCCTTTCAGCGGCACTAGCGGCTTTGGCAGAGTTCATGGTAGAACCTATATCACTCATACCTACAGAAGCAGCTGAAGCTCCAGATATAGAACCGCCTATACCATTAGTTGCAGCAAGAATAGGATTAAGACCAGCTTTGCGCATATCTTCTACGGCCCATTGATAACGATGTTTATAGTTTTCAACGTTCCACGCGTTAGCCTGTGCGGCATTAGCAGAATTGTAATGATTCTGAACTGCAGATCCTAAAACAGAACCAGCAACACTGCCTAAAGTATTAGAAAGCCATGACATAAAACCAACTCCTTCTAGAAGTGATCAACAAGGCCGGGAGTACCAAACATAGGCATAGGACGCACAGTAGTGTAACGGAAGCCTATATCAAGCAAGAATTCAGGCTCACTGGGAACAGCGATAATACGCTCAATAGGTGGATTTTCAATAATAAATTCCTCGTTTAGAGTTGGAGCAGTTTTAAAGAACTGGGACAAATGCCACTTATCTAAAGTGCCACCAGCTACAGAACTGCGGAACTTACCTGTAATCTGCGAAGGTTTATAACGATATTCGGCATAGCGTTCCTGATAGCCAAAAACAGTAGAATCAGCTTCAGTGCCTTGAGCGTAGATCTCACGAAGCTCAATGGCCTGCTCACCAAGATGAGCGAATGTGGGCCAATAAAAATCATAAACAGTAGAGCGAAGCCACATCTTGTTAATACCTTGCTGGTAAGTAAGATCGGCACGAGCACATACAAAACCAAAAACATAGCCATGCTCAACGAAAGATTTAGTAAAACCATGAAACTTAGCGGCAGTAACACCATAAGCGGAGAGATTGCCTTGAGGAGAGGTGGTATCGGTTGCGGAGGTCTGCGCTATTGGATTGACGTTTACCATTTTGGTAAAGGAACCGAGAAATTCCGGACGCTGAAGACGAGCATCAGGAGAAACTACGCCAAAGAAAGAGCGGAGTACTTCTGTATACCGACTACCACCACGAGCAAGGCGTTCATAGAACTTCTGCATCTGAAAAGCTGTACGTAAGCTATTAATAGTAAAAATGCTCGAAGTATCCAAGTCAACATAAGAATCACCAGCAAGAAAACCAGAAGCAGGCGTAGCTGACATAGTAATTGCATCAGACATGTTGCCAGCAAAGCCACCTACAGTACTCCAATGAGAGTCTGAACCTCTATTAAAGCTTATAGATCCTGAACCAGAAGCTTTTCTTTTACCACCAGAACTAGAGGCATCACCGCCATAAGCAGAAACAGCGGCAAGCTGATCACTAGAGCTGTGGAGCAGATAACCAGTCATAGGTGAAGGGTCAACTATAGAAGCGGTACCAGCAAGACCTATAGAAACGCCAGGTCCTTTCTGTGTCCACGGTAAAGCAGAAGTAAAGTAATCATGGCGTTTACCACGGGGAGGGCAAGCATGACCAGCAATAAGATTTCCATCGGTACCAAAAAGCCAAGAAGGCTGATCAGAAATACGAGAAAAATCCAAAACTTCATTGGCATCGCCTTTCTGAATCTTGACGGATTTCTGAAGGTTTTCATCTCTGAACCATTCGTTCCAAATAAGATAAACGCCACGGAATGGGAGTGCGCTAATACCAGATATATTATTAGTAGTATTGATAGGCAATCCAAAATAGTC